CGCTGGAATCCAGACAAACGGCGCTGGTGGACAGATAAGGCGACTGTCGCCGCCGCGCTAAAAGAAAACGCTGATGATGTCGCTATCGCTGAAATCGAAAAGGCTGAAACGGCAATTGAGGCGTCAAGTTCCTCACAGGCATTAACTAATATCGAAATCCCTTTGCCAGCCGGAAAGGTGCTTTTCCCTTACCAAAAAGCCGGGATTGAATACGCTGTAAACAATCGTTCCGTATTGATCGGCGATGAAATGGGGTTGGGTAAAACAGTTCAGGCCATTGCCGTTATCAATGTAGAAAAACCCAAAACGGTATTGATCGTTTGCCCGGCAACGCTAAAAATTAACTGGCAAAAAGAGTGCAACCGCTGGTTAGTTGACCCATACCGGATTCACGTTTTACGCTCCGGCGATGCGTTTCCTGTTCTGCCCGAAATCGTAATAATGAATTACGATATTGCCGCAAAATATGCCGATGAAATCCGGGCCGTGAAATGGGACTTGCTGATTTGTGATGAGGCGCACTATATGAAAAACCCGAAAGCGGCCCGCACAAAGGCGCTGTTGGGCGAAGGCAAAAAAGTTGTGCCTATTGATGCTGGAAAGCGTATATTCTTAACCGGAACGCCGATCACAAACCGGCCCGTCGAATTGTGGCCACTGGTTAACTACCTTTTCCCGTCACAATTCAACAACTTTTTTTCTTTCGCTAATCGTTACTGTGATGCTCACAGAAATAGATACGGATGGGATTTTTCCGGTTCGTCAAACCTGGATGAATTGCAAAAAATACTTCGCTCGTCTGGCATGATTCGCCGAATGAAAGCGAACGTATTAACCGAACTTCCCGCGAAAATCAGGCAGGTTATATCTTTGCCGTCGGACAGCGTTGCCCGCTTAGTGAAGCAGGAGAACGAACACGGAGACGCCCTGGAAAGCCGGGTTAAAGCGATTAAGGCAGAGGCGAAGCGCAGCAAGGCAAGCGGCGATAAAGACGCCTACGCCGCCGCTGTCGGGCAACTACGGCAGGCGTATTCAGTAGCATTTGAGGAAATGGCCGCCATTCGCCGCGAACTTGCGCAGGCAAAAATACCGTTCGTGATTGAGCATATTTCCGACATAGTTGAATCAAACGGAAAGGTCGTAATTATGGCCCATCACCGGGAAGTCGTGGACGCGCTGCAAAATCATTTTGGCCTGGCAGCCGTGAAACTATATGGCGGAATGTCCGATGTTGAAAAGGAAAATAGTGTTACCCGTTTTCAGAATGATCCGACCTGCAAAATATTTGTCGGCTCAATCCGCGCCGCCGGGGTAGGTATTACCTTAACCGCCGCGTCGAAAGTCGTATTTGCGGAACTGGATTGGACACCTGCGAATATGATGCAAGCGGAGGATCGTTGTCACCGGATCGGGCAAACGGAAAGCGTCTTAGTTCAACACCTTGTTTTTGACGGTTCGTTGGATGCGCGTATGGCTGAAATATTAGTCGAAAAAATGGAAGTAATTGGAGCCGCTTTGGATGAAACGGATTTGTAAAATAAAGTTTGTACGGTAAATAAAAGCCCGTATATTTGCCCTGTAATTAAGATTACCGTTCGGGGTAGGAGCCGAATGTAAGGCGTAGCAAAAGAGTTTGACTTTTTTTTCATTCAGCCCTTTTGTTAAGGGGCACGGTTAGGGGTTGCTACGCCCCCCTATGCAGTTTCCTACCTGCCCGTGACCCTCTACAAAAGGGCTTTTTTATTGCGGTTATGTCAGACGTAAAAAGACAATTCACCGGCGTATTTATCCCGGCAAACATTTGGTTATCACAAGAATTGATACCATCTGAAAAAATGCTTTTGGGCGAAATAGACGCCCTTAGCAAAGAAAGCGGATGGTGTTATGCAAGCCGGAAGCATTTTTGCGAATGGCTACAATGCTCACTTCCAAACGTAAGTTACTACGTCGAAAAATTAGAGCGGCTTGGTTTCCTGGAAGTGGATCGAAAGCCGGGGGAGCGCAGCAAAATGCGGGTTGTCAATTCCAGATTTTATGAAAAGAGACAAGTAGTAAACGGGACTGACGGGGTAGTAAACGGGACTGACGGGGTAGTAAACGGGACTGACGGGGTAGTAAACGGGACTGACCCGAAATACAAGTATATAGATAAGAATAAAAACAAGAAGAAAGAGAAGTTAGCGCCGCAAGCGGCTTTCATCACTACCCACACCCCAACCGAATTTGAAAACATCCGAATCGTAGAGGGGCAAACGTTCGACTTAGAAGAAAAAACCAACTTAGAACCAATTACCCCGGCGGCGGGCAAAAAACCCCGCACCCCAAAACCCGCAGGAAACAATATCACCGCCGTTTGCGCGGAAATATCCGACGACAGGGTATTGGTATTCTTTCACGGCATTTCCGAAGCCTGGGGCGAATGGATCGACTACAAACGCCGGGAAAAGAAAGGCACGTACAAAACAGCCAAAACCGAAGCGGCAACAATCGCCGCACTTGCAAAAGGGGTGAACTACGATCCGGAAGCCGGAAGGGCCGCAATTGAACACAGCATAGCCCACACTTATTCCGGGATTTACCCGCCGAAAGGCATTGCACCAACAGCCGCGCCCGCAGCCCGCTACTCCCTCGAAGATAGACCACATGCCAACACGCCGGAACAGATGAAAGAGGAACTAAGCCGGTTTTACAACGCCAACAGCGCCCTACTTTCCGAAGCGCAAAAGACAGCCGGAACGAACTACACAGGTGAGCGCTTAAATCCATCGTGATCGACTTTTGCAGCAACCGCATCGCAAGGGCAAAGCAGGGCGAAACATTCGGGCAACATCACGCCGAATTGGGATCATGGATGAAACGGCAAAAAGGGTTTGACGCCTCGAAAAACCCAGCACAACAGCAACACACCGCCGGTCCGCAGCCGCAAGCGCCGCTTAGATCGGCAGCGCTGGTTAAATACTCACCAACCGGCCCGGTTTTGCGGGCTGAAAAAGCAGAACTTTAATTTTAACTGGTGCGCCCACGACGGGCGCGACGCATAGCGCGGCTTTACGGGGGCGCTGGGTTATGCGATTCGTTTCACCCCGATAATTTTAGAAAAAATGAAACACTACGCTGTATTTCAGAAAATGCCGTCAGGCGGCACTATATGCCATTTTCGAGGCAAAAAAGGGGGGTGTGACGATGTTGCATCCAGAGACAAAGCGAGATACACCAAACACCTTTTAGACTGCGATGACGTTGAAAAGAGTGCGCTAACGCACTTTGTAGCCTTCACACTGAAAGACCCAAACGACACAAATGCTGCAAAAAAAGCAGTCGAGCAAATTTATACTTCATTGCGCTCCGCATAACTCAAAGCCTTCCGCCGTTCCGGCGATTAGCCGGTATGGCCGGTAGATAACAGTTATAAATTTTAAAAAATGTTTACAGACGAAGATTTAAAACAAGCAATTAACGCCGGTATTTTTAGCGCGACAAATGATGTTACGGCGACCCCGGCTGCTGTTATACGCTTCTTTGAAAAATGGGCAAAGGAGCGGATTTGCGTCGAAAACGAGATTCTACTTAATGCGGCAATCGAAGCAGTTGAATTAATTGCTGTTGAAGATGCAAAATACCAAGCGCTTAATGTGCTACAAATTGCCCTCGAAAAATGCACCACACCCTCGACATAACAACAGCCCGCCTAACGGCAATTCACCGCCGCTTCGGCACGATAACGGACATAAGCCTGTTAGCGCGTCTGTCGGTGGATGAATTGTACGACGCGCCGATGTTGCTGCCCGACGACGTTACACGCCTGAAACATGGCCTGGATAACGGCGCATGGGAAAAGTGGGAGGGTATTGTTTTTGCCCGTGACGGGCGCTTGGTGTTGGCGTTTGCCCGGCAGTATGCCGATGCGTACAATCATGCCTGGGGCGAAGTGATACGCCGAGGCAACGCCGAATCTTTCGAGATGTACGTTCGGTACGCGCTGAAATGGATTGTAACAGTTGGCCTGGATACGGCCCGCGCTAAGATGCGGGAACTACACGAATCGGAGTTGACGGCGGAAGATTGGGCCGCATTAACCGAAATGGGTGGAGGTTGGATAACCCGCATGGAAACTGACCCCGAAACGGAAATACAACAAGGACGGGCAATTGCCCGCGCTTTCATCGAAGCCCGTGACAACATGGAAAAGCACTTAGAAAAACTATGGCTCGAATTATTCGCCGAACGTGGCATTGACGGGGCAAAGGCGTGGATGAAAGAGTTTTGGACGCCCGCCAGCCCGGAAGCCAAAGAAGCGATCAACGCCGCGTATGTGGCGGCAAAAAGAAAGTTTACCGTTGAAACGAAATGAAATGTCAGAACACGCACCAGCCTACACCCGCCAAAACGGCCAACCCCGGCCAATCTACCCCGATATGTACAGCGCCGGGGCAGAAATTGAGGTACAGTACCGCACAGCCGCCGAGGTTCTGTTCGCTGCAATACTGCGAGAGCCGCATATCTTCGCCGCTGTCGCCCACAAAGTACATCCTGCGTGGTGGAGGCAGACGCGGTACGACAAAGCGGCGTGTGCAGTGTTTGAGCAGCATTATGGCACCGGGAAAAGTTATTCGGCGTACACGGTTTGCAAGCCGGGGGGAGACGTCAACGAAAAAGACTTGTTTGAAATACAGGGGAGACACGCGGACACCGACCTAAACGCGGCCTTAGACTTCTTTTTGCCGATATACCGGCAATGGGTAGAATTTCGGGCATCGCAATTCGCGCAGCACGGAATTTCACAGAATTGGGAAGCCGAACAAATACGCCGGGCGGCTGATGACTTTCGGCGGGATAGTCATGCGTACATAACGCAAGCGGAAAACGGAAACGAAAAGTTGATTGAATGGGTAAAGACGAAACTAAGCGGGAACGAGATTGACTACAAATGTAAGCCGTCTTTGAAAACATTGATTTGGAGCGGGCAAAAACGAGCATACGAACCGGGGGAGTTTGTTTTGGTAATGGCCCGGCCTGCAATGGGGAAAACGCACTTTATTTTGGATGAGTTGGATAACTTTTCTCGCAATGGGGCAAGGGGTGTGTTTATTTCGATGGACATGAGCAAATTGCAGGTGCAAAAACGGATGATCGGGAAATTGACCGGCATTAACCCGGCAGCAACATGGGTAGGATTATCGGATTCTGAAATTTTGGCAATCAGCCAAACTACTGAATACATTGACAATTGGCCGGTTGTTATCGTTGACGACACAGTTGGTTTGAGCGAGATCATATCTATTATTCACGCCGAAAATTACAAAAGCCCGATTGACTACATTTGTGTTGACTACATTCAGCAGATCAAAACAGGGGAAAAGCGCATATCAGAGGAAAAGGAAGTAGGCGACGTATCCGGGGCATTGAAACACCTTGGGAAAGTTTTGGGCATCCCGATTTTAGCCGTCTGCCAGTTAAGCCGGGCCGTTGAAACGCGGGGCGGATCAAAGCGGCCTCAATTGTCTGACCTTAGAGGTAGCGGAAAATTGGAACAGGATGCAACCGTAGTAATAGCACCGTACCGGGCAGAATATTACGGCATATTGGAGGATGAAAACGGGAAATCACTGCAAGGTCGGGGGGAAATAATCTTCCTGAAAAACCAAAATGACGGGATATTTCAACCTAAAGTTGTCGGGTTCGACGGCATAAAAGGTTGGTATGATATTGAGCAAGACCCGTATGAATACCACGAACAAGGCAAAACCGTACCCGCTTTCCCGGTAACGGACTTTTTAGCGGCAAGGCCGAAAGACTTGGACAAAATCCCTTTTTAGCATGAGCAATTTTAAACAAACAATTGATAACGACGTAATTCCGACAATAAAACGGATGATTATGCAGGAACAAATACACCTGTCTAAACTGAAAAAAATGAGGCAAACGCGAATGATTGCCGAATTTATTGAAAATTCAGAATCGGAATTAAGGGGGCTAAATACACTACTAAGGCAGTACCAAACCTATTGCTTAAACTAACTCACATGGCAGGATTAGCAAGAATATGCAAAATATACGGCAGCATGGAAGTATCCGGGCCGGACGGCAAAAAAGTAACCTGGTTATGGGATTACGCCAACGACAAGCCGCGACTGAAAACGGAAATGACTAAGGATG